CGTGGCATTGAAGGCAACCGAGCCGTAAACCACACGATCGGAGTTGTCCGAGTTCCAGGTATTGCGCTGACCGACCGTGGCCAGATCATACTGGATGCCGTTGACGCGGACGCCGGCTGAGGGCTGAGATTCGGACGGGAGCGCCATGAGCGCAGAGATCAACTCGTCGCGGTTGAGTTCCTTGATCCAATCCGAAAGCAGTGGCTTGGCTTCGCCAAAGATGTCAGCCGAGTCCTTCTGGGCCTCAGCCTTGTTGCTGACAACCGCATGGCGAGCCCAATCGAGCCAGACCCGCATACCGTAGTTGTCGATCTGCTCTTCGTTGCCGACCAGCGTGCCGGTCGAAACGCCAACGCCGGTCAAACGAGTGACCAGCGGGATATTCATCTGCTCTCCGCCGTTTTTCAGTTCAAAGCGACGGCGGATAATCGCGGTTGCATCCTCGCCCATGTATGGCGAGAACAAATTCTCACGCACAAACTCGCGCCCGATTTCCTGCGTATACCGGACGAGTTTATTGTTACTCTGGATCGTGGTGACGGCCATAGCCGTGGTCCTTTCGTGTGGCCGTCATGCGCCCAACAAAAAACCCGCCACTTGGGCGGGTTGGTCGTCGGACGTTTAAGACGGCTAGCTTATTGCGGATCGATAAAGGTCCGCGTCGTTCATGCTGCCGGCATTAGGAGACTGTGTGCCCGGTTGCCGGTTGAGCGACGGCGGAAGCCTCACGACGGATGTTTGAGGTTGCTGAGTGCTGGACTGTTCACCGACCTGCATCGCCGCGAGTTTCGCCTTGAAGACCGGATCAGTAGACGCCCGGCGTTCAAGCTCTTTCTCGAACCATGCGTTTGGATCATCACCGACCGTTGAAAGCGCCTTGTCCCGTTTGTAGCCGGCAACAATTTCCTCGAATGGATCGATCGAGTTCATTGCACGCTGCAAGATAGGACCGGCTTTTGGATCGCCGTTTGCGGCGGCGGTCTGTAGCCAGGTAAAAGCTTCCTGCACGGTCTGTTGCCCGTATTCCTTGATTGCGAGCTTGCGCGAGTAGTATTCTCGCGTTCCCGACAATTGCTGGACGAGCGGTGACGTGGCCTCCTGAATCCCTTGATCGCGGAACTTCTGCGGATCAACGTAGGGATCAACAGGCTCGGGTGGAGGGGCGGCTTTGCGCTGTGCAGCCTCGACCATTTCACGGACACGCCATGCCGGAAGCCATCCGGGTGGGGGCTCGTGTTGAACGGGTGCAGGCGCTTGGACAACAGGGGCAGGAGCTTCAACCTTCGGCGCTTCCGCCTCGGGCTGTGCTTCCACCTTCGGCGCAAATCGTCCGTGCTCATCGCGCGGTTGATCTGCTGACTGTTCGGCTTGAGCCGCTTCTGGGGCTTCTGCTGCCGGAGCAGCTTCAGCCGTCGCTGATTCAAACAGTGCCTTGTCGTCCATCGGAACAGTGGTTTCAGTCTCACTCATGGCTTCCTCTTGGCTGTGTCGTAGCGCCTACGAATCCCGCCCTATCCCTGGGCTTAGGGGCACCATGTCGCGGTTGCTTGCGTGATGCGCCGTATCGTGGCGCGGACGAAACTTTTAAGCAGTAAATTTGCTGATCATAGCATCAAGGTCACGGTAAGGCCCTGTGTGTTGCCTCCCGTGAACAGCGTGGTTGTCGATCCGTCGCCGGCCTGCACCGCCTGAATGAAATGCGCGCCGAGCTGCGGCGCGTAGGTGTTCGTCACGGTCACGGACGCAGCCATTTGCGAGGCCGCCTGACTTTCGACAAACCCGCGTTTGTCGAAGGCGTTTGTCGCATCGAGCACAAGGCCGGCCGCACCGTTGGCGCCGGCCGAAGTAGCCGGGAAAATACATGTCATAAGGCTCGCGAGGATGCTGTCTTCCGCGATGCCCGAGACGAACGTCGCACGATTATTGAGGCCCGAGCCCGTGCCGCCCGCATCGAGCGCGCCCACCGTTGCGCTTGACTGGGTCCATGTTGCGTTAGAGTCCGTGACGGTCGTCGTGACAATCCGCCGATTGTGGACGTTCCACAGCCCGAAGAAGGCGGCCGTGCCCCCCGCGGCCGAGCCGCCGAAGATGAAGTCGAACGTGGACGACCCGTTCGAGCGCACCGTGCTGACCCAGGTCCCGCGCAATGCGGCCGGGCCGTTCGTGATCGCGTCGGTGTTGAGAGGGATACCGTCCTGGAAGCTCGGGGCATTGAAGCCGCGCGTCGTATCGTTGGTCCAGGCCGGCGAGCGCGTTAGCGTCAGGACCCCGGCCGAGCTCTCCCACACGAAGAGATCGTAGACCTTGCTCGCCGCGACCGCCGCAGGGCCAGCATTTCCGGTTGCGGCGTTAGCTGCAATGTTCGATAGTTCGGCCGTCATAAACACATTGTGCCAGCCTGTTCCATTATAGATTGGAACGTGCGGGCCAGCATATGGGCCATAGTAGATAGTTCCCTGCGCCGAGACAGTCGTGCTGTGCACGCGCACGCCGGACGAGAACGAGATACGCCCTTGCGGTGTGATAGGAGCGCCGGTCTGGTTAATCCAGTAAGATAGGCCGTTGATCGACGGCGCGCTATTGAGTTGCATCAGTTCTGTACCTTAATCCGAATGGCGAGAACTTCCTGCGCTGCCGGCGTGATAGCAGTCATGATCTTTACAAGAAACCGCAGGTTCGCTGTACCGATACAAGTGTACCCAATATTCAACCCGGTTACGTAGCTGATCGCGTTCGCCGCGTTCACATCGCTGGTGTCAAAAGGAATTACGCCGACCAGAGTCAATATGTCGCTATCGCTGACCGACAGTGCCGCATTGTCGTTCGTTGCCGTAATGGCCTGATCGAAAATCCAGACTTCGCCTTGATAGCGCGTAGCCGCGCTCGCTGAGATCACCGCATCCGTAATCGTGCCAGAACCGCCGCTGGCCCGCGCCGCGCTCGTAAAAGTGAAGCCGCCAGTTGTCGGCGCGGAAGTGGAATTGGCGAAGGCATCGTTGGCCGCATAGGCGTTGGTATCGTTGGGCCGGGTGATGCTGGTCGAGATCGTTGAGATGTTCGGGCTGGCATTGATCTGGTTGGTAGTTCCCGGCGTGGTCTGGTCAATAGTGATCTTGCCGATGGTGGCAGCCGAGCCGACGTTGCCGTTTTCGTCCATAAGAATCCGGCTACGAATGTCATTGTATGTCGTCATCGTTCAGATCCCAAATGGAGGTAGCTACGCGGGGACTGCTTGCTGTTGCGCTGCTTGCCGCTCAGCCGCGTCGCGGTCCTGTGCGGCCTGATCCAAATCAGCTGCTTTGAAGACGAGCTGCAAATGCCGGTCGCGCGCTGTCTGCATCGTGTCATGCGATCGGTCAATTTGGCTGTTCATCCCATCATGTATGAGATTAAGGTGATCTATCGTGGCATCGTGCGCGGCTTCGGCCGGCTTGAGATGTGTTTCGATCAACGTCTGTTTTGTCTTTGCCTCAGCCAAGCCGGCATCGGCATTGGTCTTGCGGACCTTGGCCTGAGCATCCTGCATTTGAAGCGCTGCCGCCTGCTGCTGCATCGGGTTAGGTTGCTGTTGCTGACCGGCCTGTCGCCATTTCTGCTTTGCTTCGGAGGGAAGCGGCGAGGTCTCGATAATCAAATCGGCCATCGCGGCAGCCTTTGGAGGCGCCAATAACGGAATAAGCGACGGACCTAGCTCCTTTAATGTCTCGAACGTATCGGCCATGGCATTGATTGTATCCGGGCCTTCATCCAGGATGATATCAACATCAACCGAGCCGAGGGCATTAACGGCTACCGGACCGAGCGGGCTATTCTCAGTGCCGTTGATTTTGATGAACTGCGCCAGCCCTTCGCTGTCCGTTACCCGAACCCAGCGTTCGCCAGTCCAGTATTTTTGAATGGCCGCAAATACCGCCCGGTACACCCGCAATTTCCAACCGCGATAGGAGAGGATGAACGGACCTAGCTCAGCGAGAGCCGCAGATTGCCTCAATGCGATTGCCCGCCCCGACTGACCGTCAACACCTTCACCGGTGACGACCTGTGACGGACCGTAATTATCTATCTCGGCCTTGGCGTCCTCGAGGAATTTCAACTGCCCGGAAAGCTCAAGCTGCTTGGACTGGTCCTCGAACTCAGCTTCGAATCCCCTGTTACGCAGCACGAAGCCATCCGGACGAGCCGCTTCGCGTCTTGCCTCCTCAATATCATCGAACGCGCCCTTTTCACCCTGCACCCGGCGCGTATTGAGAATATGCAGGCCTTTGGACCGGCGCTGGTTTATCTCGTCCTGTGAGGATTTCAGCGCCCGCGGGAAACCATAGCTATCGCCGTCCTGATCCACCGCACAACGGAACATGATATATTTGGAAATTGGCTTGTTCTTCTCATCGAAGAACGGGCTTTGTCCTTCCATAAACTTGGATGAGCCACTAAACAATGTCCAGCACACCCCGCCTTTGTGCTTGTACCAGACATCGACAAGTCGGATGAACTTGCGCCTACCAATCGTCGTAAACCAGCGATTTTCCCGGTCGGAATTGACCGACAATTCCCCGCCGGTCTCGGTCGCCGCCCTGATATCGGCTTCCTTGTCGGGCATCATTTCAATAGCAGTCTCTACATCGACCAGCTTTGAAACACCCAAATAGCGGGCATCCGAGAAATCAAGCCGGAAGGACCGTGGATCGTAGAAAAACCCATCCTCTACGATCTCGAAAGACACCTCCTTGTCGCCCTTGTCACCTTCGATCAATTCCAACTCAAGACCGGAGTGCCCATCCGTCGCGCAGTTATCCGCGGCAATCGGTGTCTTGGCGTCCCAGCGTTGACTTTCGAGGGCATAACGCAGCGCCGCTGTGGCTAGATCGGCTCCCTGCTCCTGCTGAGGGGTTCGTGGGTAAGCTTTGGGATCCTGCTTGAGCCGTTCGACCGTTCCGACAATGCCATCGATCTTCCGACCGATACGGGGATAGGTGACCACCGGCTGCTTGCGCTTGTTGAAGGTCTCGATCTGAGCCGCGGTCCATTGTGAATGATGCCGATAGCGCCGAGCTTCCTTGATCTCCTCGATTTCCAGCGCCTTCGACCCGGTGTAGTCGAGATAGGCCTGCTTGCACTGTTCAAGCGTCCAGTAATCTTCCGGCTTGACGGCCTGATCGGACGCGACTGTGCCGCCGCTGCCATTAATCGGGGAGACGGTTGTATAGCCCGTATCAGCCATCTAGTAGCTTTTCCAATCGCCGACTGTCGCGGTTGTCCGTGCCGGCCGATAGCCGCTCATGTCGTTCGGCTTCTCGACCACGATCTTCGGCAGCCACGGCCGCGACATGCAGGCGTAACGGGTTTCGTCTGCCGCATGATCTTCGCCGTCCGTGTCCAGGTCTTCAGCTCTGATCGGATCGTGCTGCAGAACTGGAATGGTCCGAATGCTATCAACGCAGGTCGAGAACATGACCAGCATCGGCCTGCCGTCAGCATCGCCCTTGAGCCTTGCCCTCACCTGATCCCAGCCGCCCATTGCGCCGCGCTGGGGAACGCGCTTATTGTCCGCTGGCCTGAAGTGAATCTTGCCGTTTGAGCCTAATGTGATGCGCTCAGCGATCGAGGGGCCGCCATCCTCAGCAAATGCCGAGGGATCAAGAACGCTATCGGCTATCTTCTCATCAGCCTCGCGCTCAATAATTCCGGCTCCGACCGCTTCCGCCGTCAGTTTTAGGCCCAGGTTTGGCCCACTCGCCCCATACCATTCACGGTAACGAACCAAGCAGCCCCGCGGTAGGACTTTCCCATCATGGCTGTAATCATCTGAAACGACAGCCCACCAGCCCACCGAGAAAGGCTTTGCTGAGCCCCAGTCCATCGATCGAATACGCGGCCAGTCTTTCGGGATTGTGAACGGTCGAACAACGTGCCGGCTCGCTTCCCAGCAATCGAAGAATGCGCCCTCGATAACATCCCAGTCACCTTCAAGCCATGCCCGGACCAGTTCTTTGCTGCCAGCCGCCTTGAGTTTCTGGACGTAATCTGGCCCGAGAAAGTGGTTGTCCGAAACCCGCGACGGAATGTAGACACGCTCTAATTCGCTTATTGAATCCTTGATAACCCGCCATCCAAGCGGGGCAGGATCAATATAGCGGGATCGGACCCACTGATGTCCAGGTCCACCAGGATTGCCGGTTGCTCTAAATCCCACAGGAACGCCAGCACCTGAACGTAGCGTGGCCATGAGCTTAAGGATGGGCGCCGGATTGGGAAAGTTTCCGATCTCCTCAATATAAACGCGTGTGTAGCTGTGGCCTTGGTATCCCTCAGCATCGGCGTCCCGCTCAAGATAGGCAAACCTGAGCCGTGCCCCATTTGGGGCTCGCCACATCTTGTCCTGTTCGTGATACTGCCAACCGAGCGGAATGTAGATTTGCCGCGACCGCTCTATGGTTTCAATCAGTTCTGTCCGTTGCCGGCGAATCATCAGGCCGATCGCGTGTTCGCCATAAGCGTCCGCGTGCTCTACAAAGTCACCAAGAACCCCGTCCGTCTTACCGCCGCCACGAGCCCCGCCAAAAAATACTTCAAAAACTGGACAGGCAATCAATGCACGCTGCGGACCTTCCTGTGCGGTCCAGATCGTCTCTACTGAATCGTCCGCGCGTCCGGGCTGTAGGTCTTCTGCCATTCGGTTGCATCTGGGGCTTTCTCGGGAACCCGAGCGACATAGCGGTGCGTCAATTCGGTCTGGTTTTCCTGCACAGGCTTACCGTCGAGCCGATCGCCAATTTCCCTAATGGCCTGCATGTCACCAGACGCCGCAAGATCAAGCACCTTTTGAGCGATCTTTCGGAGTGCGCGGGGATTATCTTCTCCGGCCGCTGCTATTTCCATGCGAAGCGCATCAGCCCAAGGCTTGTCTTTTGGACGGCCGCCTGGATTGGCTCTATTTCCCTTTTGAAACGGCATGGTTCTGCATAGCTAGGTTATTGATAATCCAAGATTGGAACACCTTGGTATTCCTTGAGGATACAGCGACCGTGTAAAACGTCGCTTTGAGCCTTTTCGTCCAGCAGACAGAACGTTCCTCGTTGGTTCAGTATGAACCTGAACGTCTCGCGATCCTTCTCAGTTGCGCGCTCGCTACTGTAGAACGAATGCTTAGGCATGATCGCCATTTCATCAGCTGTTTTTTCATTGAGTACAGCCATCACTTCGCCCACTCCCCGCATTTCCAATTAAGGCGAACGGGCGGAAATGCGCTTCTACCGCCTTCAAGAGCAACCGGAGGAAAACGCCTGCACCAAGAATTCTCATCTTCACGGCTGACATGAAGGCAATTTGAACATGAGGCCCCGGACTCCAGCTTTGGGGGAACGTTCGCGAGGCCGGGGCCAACCCTGAAAGGGCGCGATTTGGGAGGTTGCCTATTTGACATTCTATTTCCTCTGATTTGTCAAGCCCCAGTACTCGGCTAACCACAGAAGCCCACAATTCAGTGCTTGGAGCTGTTCATAATCGTCGGGCTGAATGTCTCGTTCACAAGCGTTTCGGACCATTGCTTCGGCCAACATGCCGGCGGCTACCAATACCGAATGAGCCGCCATGAAATCGGTTACAGCCTGACTTTCCCGCTCAGCCTGTTTTTTTCCCTCTGCGCTATCCGGATCAGGTGGATTACCGCGCTCATGGCCTTCAAATGACAAGGCTTTTGGATTTGGCGGCGGCGCTCCGATAGCATGATGATACTTGTCAGCGCGCTCTGCCCATCGCTTTCCCGCGGCGTACATGGGCGCCGTGATCTTTTGGCGAGCGTAGAGGCGACCAATAGCCGTTCCCCATTCTGGATCACCATAACCGGCAAGCGCATCATCCAGGAGCCGCTTAATGCGGGCTGGGGCGTATTCCTTCGGCTCCTCAGCTCGAGAGGCCCGCCCGTTAGGCTCACGCACCAGCACAAGCTTTGTTCGTTTCCGAGATTTAACCATCAGTTCTTGTACCCCGTGCATGGCTCCCCTCATGCGGATTTAGAGGCTTCACGAAACCGCTTAACCCGCTTTCGAGATGGATCGTTCTTCTCACGCCAATCGTCCATGAAAGCCTTGTATTCGGCTAATGCTTGCTCATAGCTACCGATTTGCTGCTCAATCTGGCGCTTGATAAGTTCGATGTCTGCTTGGTCTGCTGGGTCAATCATGGTGTAACGGCCCCGACCTGCGGCGTGAAAATGCCGGTTTCCTGCTCAACGAAAAAGTGACAGACGCCACGCTTTCCTGATCCTGACTCTCGAGCCTTGGCGCTGATAACCCGACAGGTGCTTTTGTCGGGGTCACGGACCACGATGAGGCCGTTGTCACATTTGTTGTACCAATTCATCGATCCTTCAATGTCGGCCAACCCTGGCGTTTTACCTTCTGCCGTGCCGGCCTTAGTTGGGTGCGCAACCAAGATCGCGGTCGCTTGCGTGGCACGGCAGAACTGCTTGAGATACATCAGGCATTGCCCGATATAGTCGGTCATCAACAAATCTGGGGGCTTGGCGCGTTCCAGCTCATTCCATGGATCAATCAGCACAATATCAACCTCGTCCTCATCCAGAGCCGTTACAGCTTGATTGAGCACCCATCCAAGCGTCTTCGGGGCGTCATCGTAATGGTCCGGAACGGCCGACTGAATAAAACATCCGGACTGGCAGAAGTCCTCAAACCCGCCGGAATTACCCCAGATCAAGCGCAACTTTTCGCGGACATGGGACTCATTTTCCGGAACGTAGAGGAACGATTTTGTGCCATGCTTCTTGGCCACATTGCAGATCACATTGAGCAGAAACGTCGATTTCCCATGCCCAGCGATGCCTGAAACTACATTGAATTGGCCGGGATATGGCTTCCAAATCTGGTCTAACTCCCACCATCCGGTGCTGATCGCGATTTCGGCCACACTCAGCTGCTGCGGCAAATCTGCGAGCGAATAATAGCCGGGCTGCTTGTGTCTCGGGAGATGCACGACGGTCATGTAATGCCTTCAGGCCAAGGGTTTCCTGATGGTGTAAGCAGCACGGGCGCGCCGTTCCGCATTTCCCGGCGCCGCTTTTCCTCACGGTTTTTCTTGGCGAGCGCGCCGGACACAGCAAAAAACCAATCTCGCTGCTCGCCGGCCCATTGGGCCATTGGGATCAGTTCCGCGGCAAGGTCGAGATTTGGATAGGCCTTTTGCCACTTGGCAAAGTCTTTAGGGGACAACCGAATGACCCCCTGTTCAAAGGCGTACCCTGTCGATGGCGCGGCATCAGCCGCATCTTCACTTTCTTTCTGGCTTCTAGCCTCTGGCATATGGGCCTTATCCGGGGGGTTAACCCCCCCCTTATCCCCCACGGTCAATTTGGGATTACCACCCCCTTTACCATTTACTGTGTCGGATTCCGCTTTGGCCTTATCCCTAACCATCCGTCGTGAGAAAATTACACCTGCTTCCGTCCGGCTAAACACCTGAAACCGATCGAGCTCGGCCAAAGCCCTTTTCACCTCCTTTAGCGGCCGGGCCACCAGAGCAGCAATGCCTGGTTCGTTTGGCTCTATTCCGTCAATTGTGAGATGTCCGTAAGGCTCTCCTTCGTGCATGTAGCTGATGAGATCGGCCCATAAGCCGCGCGCCGCCAGCGAGCACATGCGCAGCCGTGGGTCAGCCCGCCAGTCGGCGGGATACCATTTCATCCACGGCCGCATTGCGGTCACGCCGGCCATCCTCTTTGAATGAACGGCCTGCCTGAGACACCTGGTAATCTGGCGTGCGATAGTCTGTCGTGGTAGGTACAGTACGGCTTGTGAGCCTCTGGCTCAGCCCCGCAGAAGAAGAAATCTGAATTACCTGGATGCCCGATTGGCCAGCGGCAAGTCTCTCTAGTCAGTTCCGGCAATGAGCAGGGTTTCATTTTGGGGGCTGGCGGCTCTGGGACCTCTGCCCGAGCATAAACCGGCCTATTGGTGCGCCGCCTCGCACGAGTTAGCTTGATGTCTCGGGTACGATCGCGATCCCGTCTACGCTGCTCGCGTTCATCTTGGGTCATAATCGGGGTATTTCGAGGAGCTAGATCAAGCCTATGCACCTTGCCGAGAATGGCTGAGCGGGAAAACTCCCCTTGAAATATCATGATAGAAATTTGGGAGGCTGATAGGCCGTTGGCCCATGCCTGTTTCAGATGGGTTTCTTTTTCCTCGTTCCAAGGTGATGGCGGCAAATGCGCCTGATTGGGATGCATGTTCGACATTTGTCCGTTCCTCTCCCGATACGCATTAACGCAGCGGCGTAGAGCCACCACTTTCCGCACTGACGCAACGATTACTTGAGGCCCCCAAGCCCCGTCGATTTACGCTGGCGCAGTACCTTCTTCGTTCCAGTAAGGCGCTTTCCAGATGTCCGAGAATGTCTGTCGCTTTTCGGGCGCGCTGAACTTGTCGGTTTGATTGCCCCATACAGTCCAATTAGGACGCTGCTGGCGCGCGAATAGCTCAAGGTAGGGCCCGGCTACCAGCCGCTCGATGCGTTCGTGTACACAGTCTGGTTTGCGGCTATGCTCACGGCGTCGCTCGTCAATCACCTGTCGAACGTCGGCGTTAAGCCGCTTCGGACTTCCGCGTGTAGCAAGCCAGCAAACCTCCGACTCGGCGCGGGTCCATTTCCCCATACCCATCTGGGTTACAACGTCGTCGGGGAATAGCGGAAGCGCGCCGCCCTTTACCCAGTTGAAGGCGCATGATTTTAGTTTAAAGCCCCATGCTTCGATCAGCCTGACGGCTTCCGGGATTTGCGTTTGCACAATCCACATGAATAGCGCGCAATCATCGGCCGCCAAGTCAGCAACTGGCAGATTTTCCATATCAGCATGGGACATCGTGCTATAATGGGCCTCTCCGCTACGTCCCTGTCCCTTGTGCGACCATGTAGCGAAAGGCCACGGCGGGTCAGCAAGGATCGCCCCGAAATGGCCGCGCGGAAGTGAGGCGAACGGGTCCACCATCACTCACTCCCGCAAAGGTCAGCGATACCCGCCGAAGATTTTGTGCATGGTGAGTTCAACAACATCGTAGGGCGGCTCGATCTCGCCTGAGACCCATCGCTCTGCCGTTCTGGGATTTGCGTTGACGAGACTAGCGAGAGTGGCGGCTGTCTTGTCGGGCCAGAGGAGTTTTGAAACTCGCGGAAATTCGGGCCTTTCCGCAATTCTGCGGGGCTCTGTAGCTTCTTGCGTGTTGATTTCTCTGGAACTTGCAACCCCGAACGGTACGTTGCGATACATGACTCGCCCCTACTCACAGAACGCGCGTCCAGCCGGGCGGGATGGGATGCCCCTTCCCGTGTACCCGCTCGGCTGGTTTTTATTGGATCACGAGAGAGCGGAGATTGTGCCCCGCTCACTTCGCTCTCGTGACGCCTAGTCAGAACGTCGCTGTAGTAGCTGCCGATGAGGAGGCGAGTAGCCAAGGTTTGCGGTGCCCTCATGGAAAAACTCGTGCCACGATACGAGTCATGGAGGGATAATCGATGGCTGACATGCTGCACATCGCCGCTATTGGCGACATTGAAATCACGACGGGCGATCCGCCTGAGACGGCATTCATGATCGTTCCAGCCGTGTTGCAAGACGGAACAGAAATCGCGCTGCGGCTCGAGCTGCGCGAGATAAACGTGCTTTGGGAGTTTCTTGTCGCCGTTCGGCAACAGCTTCCCGGCGCGATGGGGCTTCAATGAGCCGGCCGTTGCGGAGAACATAGGTGCTCATGTGGCCTCTACAGGCGGGACGGCTGGGCTCGGGCTCTCGTGATACCTGTCAAGCCCTCCCAAATATCCGTTGGTATATTCCCGGGATAACGGGGATAAAGCCCGGGCTGCTGTTGAATGCGGGTATGTGCCCGATCTTGCGGTTTCCGTTGCGGAACCTTGGCCAACCCGTTTTTCACAATGCGGTATCAACCTGCAGCCGAAAGCGGTTAGGTTGTGGCAGAGCGGTAGTTCATTCAAGCCGTTGCCGTAGCGGTGTTTTTCCCCTTGGACTAACGTGGGGTAAGTTCCACCAGCCGGGGGCACGGTTCCATGGGCAGCTTCATCGATCCGTTCGGAGCGCCGGAATACTTTGTGGACGCCATGAAACTGGAGGAGATCGCCCCTGGGCTGATCCGAGCTCGAATGCTGGTCCACGAAGACGGGGAAACCGTGTTGCGCTGTACCCTGATTATGCAGGCGCATGTGGTTCCACAGAACATGGCGGAAGCCACCGCGTTCATGGCCGGCCAGCGACGCGATGTGAATTGAGGTCATTACGAGCTGCCCCGCTTCAGGTTAGGCTTGCCTTTTCGGGGAGGCACAGATGACTGACGAGACCTACAAGGAGAATCTTTTGCGTGCGGCAGTGGCACACCTGACGCTGCTGAACGGGATGACCGCTGCACGCGAGATGTTTCAGAAAAGCTATTTCGCTCTGGGATCCGGCGAGAAGGTTGCGGTCGATCAGGCGGTGTTCGGGATGGTCGCCGCCAATTATCAAAACCTGACCCCAGAGTATTTGGCTGCGGCCAAGCCTGCGCCGCCTGTCGGCTTTGTTCAGTCAACTGATCCCAAGTGATCGCTTGACGGAATGGAGGTAGCGTCATGCGGCTGAATCCCGTGTCATTCGGCGGCCTCGACCGACACGAATGCATCAAGCGGAATGCCCGTTTTCTCACTGAGCTTGGCGGCACGGGTGAGAGTCGGGAGACGGCGGCGGTTCTCAAACCTGGAAAGCTCGGGCTTCTTCAGATCCAATTCCCGCGCGGCTTCCTCTTGCGTGAGGCCGCGATCGATACGCCACTGACGTAACGGGTGGGTGCCTTCCATGTCCCGTGGTTACCATAATGACAACCACGGCGCAAGAGGGAGGTTTCCACAATGGCTGACGCCTTTGGCAGCCGGGCGGGTTACCATAGTGGTAATGCCGCCTAGAATCGGACCCAAACGCGCTATTCGTTTCTACCTCGCTGAGCATCGGGAGGCTCATAGCCCGACTCTCTCACAGGAGATGCTCGGCAATCGCATTAGGCCGCCCGTAGATAAGGGAACGGTCTCCCGATGGGAGAAGGCAGCTCGGACCGGCAGGCTGCCTACAGGCGTCGTCGCGGCCTACGCCGAGGCACTAAATAAAACGTTTGGAGACATGCTCCGGCCGCCACAGCAGCCCAGCTTGGACGCGCTTGTGGAAAAATTGCCGGCCGAAGATCGGAATAGGGCCATTGGATATATCGAAGGGCTTATGGGGCGGAAGGCCTCATGAGCATCCCGCGGGCTGCAATAATCGCTTTGGTGCTTGCGGGGTGTGCTCAGTCCGGCCCAGGTCCAGCATACTATGAGCGCAAGGCCGCTGAAAATCTCTTCGGGGAGGCTATGTCTGAGTGCAACATCAAGTTCCCCGGATCGCGGAACTCGATGGCGCGCGCTCGCTGCAAGAATGAAGCGCACGAGCTGGTAAGACAGCATATCCCGTTCCCAGACCTCATGGACACCATGAATGCTCAACGGCTGGCAATTGCGGAGCGGGAGCAGCGCGGCCAGATCAGCGAAGCGCAAGCTGCGGCCGAATTTGCAAGGGTCAACTCTGCAGCCGTGTCCGAAGAACAACGGCGGCTGGCAGCGAACCAAGTTGCACGCGCACAAACCCTTTCGGCCATCGCCCAATCTGAAATAGCTAGTACGCTCAACACTGGGCCAGCCCTTATCCCGATACGGCCCGCTCGCTAGTCCCCTAACAATTTGTGTTTTTAGACGGGATGCCGCGCCAGGTTGCGCGCCGTCCCCAAAAAAGTTTCCACAAAGGCAACCTTGCCTCTTGCGTTTGGTTTCCATTATGGTAACGTGTCTCCCATAGCAACGGGAGACAGCGATGGCCCTAGCCGATTTCGCCGAGAAAGAGCTGAGCCGGTATTTCCGCTTCCTCGATGATCTTCGGGGGAGCGGCGAAACCAATATGTTCGGCGCTGGACCTTTCATCCAATCAGAATTTGGACTGACGCGCAGCGACGCTCGCGAAGTCGTTATGGAATGGATGCGCACGTTCGATCCCGACGTGACGCCCGCTATCCGCGCCAAGGGCGCAATCACAAAAGCCGCGTGAGGGCCTAACCATGAACGCCTTCACCAAGCGCATGCGCGCCCAAGGCTCCGATCGCTTTCTAAAAGTGGGCTCGCGCCTGTTCACCTATCACCACTCGGCCAACGGTCAGGAACGGGAACTCTCGGAAGTCCTCGATTGGAAGGACGGCACGATATCAGTTCTGCCGGGCTACTTCCGCGGCAAGAAACACTACGGTTTTCCGATGCTATTGAGTGCTGCGCTGGACAGAAAATACGCAATGCAATCGACCGATGAATACCGCCGCCGTCGCTTCATCAGCCGGGCATTTCAAGAACTGGAAATAGCAAGACGAGATTTTCCAAAACCAAGGCTTGATCCGGTTGAACGGGAAGAGATGAAAAGGGCGGCTTAGGGATCACGAGAGGGCGTACTGCGTGAGAGGTCTTACGGTCATCAGGGGCTTGAGATGAAAAAGGAAATGAAATTGAAGTGGATTGAGGCGCTGCGGAGTGGAAAATATCACCAAACTCGATCTCTTTTGCGCGATAGTAACGGTTTTTGCTGCCTCGGCGTTTTGGCTGACATCAAGGGGTGCTCTTGGCGCCCCGGCATCGTTGGAGATGATCCAGTTTTCGACGGAAGGTCGGCAAAGAAAGAAGGAGCGCAATATCTCAACGAGGATTTTGCGGAGCTTACGAGAGAACAACAGCACAAATTTGCCAGGATGAACGATGACGGACTTTCCTTCAATGAAATCGCAGACAACATTCAGAAAACCATTCGATGACCGCACAGCCGGGAAACCAAAGCGAGGGCCTATCGTGAAACAAAAAGCATTCCTCATAGGCGGCTTCGCCTTGAGTTGGGCCATCATCTTCTACGCGGTGATTTCGAAATGAGAATGGATCACGAGATGGAAGTGCAAATGGATAGCCCGGTGCGGTCATCAGAGGCATGGGACGAGCTCGAAGCGATTGCGCGGAAAATCGATCCGTCATTGCCAGCCGACCTATCGGGCTATGAAGTTCGCATCACACTAAATCGCGACTTCAAAGCTGTCGAGTGTTTATTGGTGAACAGCGGCGCGCAGGGGAAGTGATGGAACGAACAGCGTGCGAGAACTGTGAGAACGTTCACATGGAAACGCGCAAGCAATCCTATCAGCGCTGGATGTGCGTCAAGTTTCCCAGGCTGGAAGGACTAAGCCCGGTTGCTCCTACGCAGTGGATGGCAATCGAACCGTATAACCGATGCGTGCAGATCAATATGGGGCATTGCCCGCTTTGGGTGAAGCGCCGCGAAGGCCAAAAGGAGCTAGGCGTATGAGCTTCACCGATGAACAGAAGAAACTTTTGGCCGCTCCGCTTTCCTCGCAGCACGTCAAGGGACGCAAGCAGGGTGGGCGTGAGGTCAGCTACGTTGAGGGCTGGCACGCCATCACGGAAGCCAATCGCATTTTTGGTTTCGATAGCTGGACGCGCGAGACGACAGAAATTCGGTGTGTGGCAGAGCGCGAGCGCGCGATCGGTCAGCAACAGAAGCCGGGCTGGGGCGTCTCGTATATCGCCAAGGTTCGCATCGTGGTCTTTGCCGATGATACCCTGGTGACGCGCGAAGGACTCGGGGCCGGTCACGGGATTGATGTTGATCTTGGTCAGGCACACGAAAGCGCGATCAAGGAAGCCGAGACGGACGCGATGAAGCGCGCCCTTATTACCTTCGGCAATCCCTTCGGCCTCGCCCTGTACGACAAAGAGCAGAACAACGTCGCGGATGAGAGCGCCCCGAAAATCATTGGAGAGCCGCAGGCGACCGACGACGCAAATAAGCTGATCGGATTTATCGGCGGCTGCATCAGCAGCGACGAGTTGAATAAATACGTCGCCTCGGATGCCTTCAAGTCTATCTATGCCATTCTGCCTCAAAAGCATCGCGGCCGTGTTTTCAATGCTGGGAAGGCGCAGCGCGAGAAAATTGAGGCGCGAGCGGCATGAGCAAGCGCGTCACAGTGCCGGTCATCTTCGCGGCTGCGCTTTACCGCATGCTTGGGAATTGGGCCAAGGTTGCGAAGGATATTCATCGCCGCAGTGGCCGCAAGTTTCAATCAGAGAGTATCCGCGCTGCCGTCCGTCGCTATGACCGGAGTGCAGCATGACCGCAGCATTCCGCGCCACCTATTCTGATTGGAAGGTCGTGAAGGGCCGCAAGGTCGTTCAGGTCGTCCTCGAGCTGCCGCTTGAGACGGCAGACCAAGCCTATCAGGTGTTGGGCGGAATGCCGATGGCCGCGAATGAGATTTGGTGCGCCGTTGCACGTCTAGACGAAAGGAAGGTGGTTTCGCCTGATACGGCCAAAGAAGCGTCCGCATCTAACGCCAGACATAAGCCTGACACCACGCCCCAGCCAGATCAATCAGTCGGCGTACCGGCTGGGGCGAAAGTCAGACGCAAATTCGAGGACCTGACGCCAGCCCAGCAGGCTGGGATTTTATGCGGCCAGCCGTCCTTCCGCATCTTTCTCAGTAAACGCTTTAACTACGGCGTCACGACCGATGAAGAAGCCGCCGAAGCCGTGCGCGAACTGTGCAAAGTCAAATCCCGCGCATTGCTGACAACCGATAACGCGGATTGGTCTGGCCTCTTGCTTGCCTTCCGGCTTTGGGAAAGTCACCCGGAGCTTGAAGATGCGTGAAGTCCCCGAATGGATTGGCAAGACGCCTGACGCAAAGATACCACCGCGCGTGCGCTTGCGCATCTGGGAACGTCATGAGGACCGCTGTCATATCACGGGCCGAAAGATACAGGCCGGCGAAGCCTGGGACTGCGAACACATCAAGGCGCTTTGCAATGGCGGCGAGCATCGCGAGTCCAATCTCGCTCCCGCGCTCAAGCAACCGCACAGGATCAAAACTGCTCAGGACGTGAAGATCAAGGCCAAGACCGATCGCATTCGCAAGCGACATCTCGGGATCAAGAAGCCGCGGACTATTCGCGCATGGCGCCGGTTCGGCGGTTAAATCGTCTACGCGGGGACAGAACGATGACCACCTTTAACACAGGCGCTTACCCGCCCGGCTGCACGCAACGGGACGTGGACCGAGCGCAGCAAGGCGACGAGCCGCCCTACGAGCCGACGCGCGAGGAACAGGAAGGCGACGCTTGGGAATACTGGCACGAGCGGGCGCGCGCCCTCGAAGCCGAGAATGCGGCGATGATTGATACGTTTCGGGCGCTGATAGCGGTTCATGATCGCGTCAACCGCGGCCTTAATCTTCCAGCCAACTCTATCGTCGGCGAGCCCGCGTTTATCACGCAAGCGCGCGCCCATGTCGCCAAGGCCGAAGGCCGTCCGCTTCCCTCTACAAGATGACAAGTGCCATGACGCGGAACGCACGAAACGAACGAATACTCGCATTGCGAGGCCATATGTCCTTCACGCTCATCGCGCAACGGCTCGGCATCTCGCGCAATGTGGTGGCGGGTGTTTGCTGGCGAGCAGATTGGCCCCACTCAATCCGAACTAGCTCCCCGCGCGGAAACCGCAACAAGATCGGAACGGGTCGCCAAGGCGGCACGACATGGGCGCCGATCAACAAGGCGTCGGAACGACGCTCTCACGACTAGTGAGCGGCAGTTTTAACAGGAGGATGGAATGAACCTTTTTGAACTGCACGAAAAACTGACTGCGCCGCTGTTCCCGTCCTATTCATCGCAGGACGAGCGCTTCCTTACCATCGCACTGTGCGGTGAGGCGGGCGAGCTTGCCAACTACATCAAGAAACGCTGGCGCGATGACGTAGACCTCTCGGAAGAAATCCGAGACGAGATCGCCGACATCCGCGTGTACCTGGAATTGCTCGCCAAGTGCTTCGGCATCGAAGGAGACAAGCTCGATCAGCGCGTGAAAGAAAAGCTGGAGAAAGTTGCCGAAAAGCACAAAGCGCGGCTAGCCGCGCCAGTCCCTGCGCCGCCACCGCGTGGTTTTCGTGGCTGGCGGTACTGACCGCTTCTGCCGAGTAAATGACATGACCAAGAAAGACACCGAAGCCGTTGCCGCTGCGCTTAACAAGCGACTTACGGAGTTCGACAAACTCTCCAATGAGATCGCTGACATCTTGCAGCGCGCAGCCCCGAACTTCGACCGCAAGAAGTTTTTCGATCAGGTTTACCGGATAGAGGGCTGACATGAGCGAGAAGGCGATAGAGGCGGCGCTGGCAGCTTGGCACAAAGTCGTTGAGCGTCACGACTATAACGAACGCAATGGAATGCTCGATGCTCTCACCGCCGCCCTTCCGCATCTGCGGGTGGGGCGGGAGGAGATCGCGCGGGACGCACAGGAGGCCGCTAGCCTGATCGCTAACTGGCTCAGCGATTACGCTTGGACGCCGCGCCGGTCGCATGTCGAAAGCGCACGAAATGATTTGCAGAAAATCGCTGACGCCATCCTTTCCTTCCCCGCCGTGCAGGAACGGCGGATGAATATCGAATGTGTTTACGGCAACTGTCGTGATCCGTCTGATTGCAGAGGGCGATGTGCTGGCGCAGTTCACGAAGATACAAAGCGGGTGTTCGCCGAAAAGGCCGTGCCGGAGGGCTGGCAGCTTGTACCAAAAGAACCATCTGACGACGCCGCTCAATTTCTTTCTCGTTTGAACCACGGGTTCAGTGTTGGTGAGCGTATCGCAAATGGCAGGGCCGAATATCGAGCTTTGTTGCAAATACTTCCAAGCGCCCCACCAGCGCCAGCCCCGGAAGGGGAAAGATTAGCGCGCAAGTTTCTTAGTTGGTGGGACTCTCTGCCCGGCAGCAATAGCTATTCTCCATCGCAAATAGAGCGCTGGTTAAAAGACCCCATCATAAAAGAGTTGGTTGACGAACAACGTGCTCTGCTCGCCGCGCACGCGGCCCCGCCCATCGTTGCCGAAGCGAAGAGGTAGAGGATGAAGCGCAAAGAATGCACGCTGTTGCACGTCATGATGGGCGGGCAGTCGGTTGGCGATCTTCAAGCCTGCGACATTCACGGCAATGGACGGTCGAACAAGGCGTGGCTCGGCAAGATCGACGGTGAGGAAGTTGAGTTTCCAAATCTGAAAGCTGTCGCTGCGTGGGCCAAGAAGCAGGGCTACGAAGTCGATAGGGCATTTGAGCCATGACACCGCTTGTTGCCGATAAGAGCCAGTCATGAGCACAGCAGCAACCAACGAAATCGAAGCCGCGCTTGAAGTCGCAGACATCGCCGACTTGCTGGTTGCGCTCTGGCAAAATCAGAACATCGCTGGCCTGCCCCGCGCCGACCGCAATGCCGCACTTGACGATACACGCGCCAAGCTGATCGCAGCCGTCGATGAGTGGCGGAAGCTCAAAAAGGAAAACCCCCTATGACCGAAGACACCAGGACCGGCGGCGTAACGTGGCATTCGTCTGAGGACGACGGAGGGCCCGACGTTGGCGTGAGCCTGTATCTCGGCGATGGCAAGCGTTTGTGGTGCGGAGAGATCAGCCGAGACCTGTACGATAGTTGTCGCGGCTTCGACTACTTCGACGGAGATGGCGGCCGGTTCCTCGTCTTCTATGACCCGTCGCCGCGCTTGCTTGCGAAGATCGGTGACTACGATCAGGCGCGAGAATTTATCGAGGCGCTAGCCTTTGCGGTTCGCGAAGCTGACTTGCCGACGCTCGCAAAGGCACTCGGCTCACTGACATCTGACAATGGAACAAAACCATGACCTTCCGAACAAGATGGAATCTACCGCCAGGCGTCACCGACCGCATGATTGATGAGGCGGTCGGCTCACCCATTGACGAGTGTGAGCCCATGACTCCCGAGGAGGAGAAGGCCGAGGCTTGGGAATACTGGAACGGCCGGGCGATGGCGGCAGAGTATCACCTTCATGCCATCGCTCAACTCGAGCTCGCGTCGCCGGCCACCGAGTTCGATAGCAACCTGCTCTCAGCCGATGAGGCCAACAAGCTGCTTGGCGAGGTCTTTCGGCTTGCGCGCCTCGGGTTGTCGCAATGAGAGCAAAGAAAAACTACGACTCTCGCTGTCTCGATTTGGCCAAGGTGTTTTTGGCTGACGAGTTTCCATCGGATCGCTGGGATGACGATTGCGATGAGCTTGCGGCGCTAATCCAGCAGACAGTCGAGGACTGGATTCAGTTCGGCCGCGAGCCGCTTTCCGCAGATAAAAGCGAGGTTTGACGTGGCGCTGCACGAGCAATGCGTTGGGGCGACGGATGAGTGGTACACGCCACCGCACGTCTTCGATGCGATGGGTTGTTCGTTTGACACGGACGTTGCCAGTCCCGGCCACGAAATCACCCCATGGATCCCGGCCCGTCGCTTCATCACCAAGCACAGCCCGCCGGATTGGCGCGGCTTCGTTTGGATGAACCCGCCCTTCGGGGCGCGGAACGGCTTGGTGCCTTGGCTCATGAAGTTTTTCCAGCACCGGAACGGCATCGCGCTTGTGCCTGATCGCACGTCGGCCCCGTGGTGGCAGCAGTTCGCTCCAGAAGCAGAACTGATCCTATTTGTCGCTCCGAAGCTCAAATTCATCGGAGTGGACGGGAGACCGGGCACGTCGCCAGCACAGGGCACGTCACTACTCGGGATAGGCGAGCGGGCGAAATGGGCGCTTCAGCGCGCAGCCGGCGCGCAGCTCGGCGTGCTGGTCAGGCCAATTTCCAGTGGGAATGGAACGTGAAGATCAACCGGACCTGGGCCATGCCATCAACCGAGACATTTTCGATCAAGCCGATACGCGAGCTGGTCGAACGCTATCTCGATGACGGCGGCTCCTGGATTGATCCGTTCTGCCGCGACAGCATTTTCAAGACCCGCTGCGCGATGACGAACGATCTCAATCCCAAGTTCGCCGGCACGCACAACATGGACGCACTCGACTTCCTCAAGTCGCTGCCGGCGGCGAGCGTGGATGGCGTCCTGTTCGATCCGCCGTTCTCGCCCAGGCAAGTGATTGAAGCCTATCAGGGCTTCGGCCCAGCCGACACGACGCGCCGTTTTTACAGCGACCGCAAGCGCGAGGCCGCGCGCGTCCTCAAGATGGGCGGAGTCGCCATCGTGTGCGGCTGGAACTCCTTGGGGCTTGGCGCAAAGAACGGGATGGAGCTCGAGGAAATCCTGATGGTGAACCATGGCGACCAGAACGACACCATCGTGACAGTCGGCCGTAAGGTGTCCTGCAAACTCGATTTTCAGCCGTTGGCTCTTAACATCCAACAGGGGACGAAGTGATGGCCGACACCGCCGTCTCAGTAATCGGCAAGGCCCGCTATCGCGTGATCGAGCACAAGGGCTGGTCCTATGTGGTCGGTCCCGATGCCGGCCCTTGGCTCTACGGCTGGGAGGCTCAAGAGGAAGCCGATCGGCTCAACGCCGAAGTGGCCATCCATAAGGGAGAGCGGTCGTGAGCGAGACTCGGCATTTCGCAGATTGCGATGGATTGATTCACAGCGGGCCTCACGCGGGAAGTGATTACACCCTTTGTGGACGCGCGATGGATGGCGAGACCGGCGATGAGGAAATGACCCTCACGAACCGACGCATCACATGCCCCGACTGCATAGGCATCATCGACTTCTGCAAAGGCGTCCGCGCCGCGAAGATCGATCGGCCATCCGCCTCCCCCAAGCAGCCGGGGGCGAAGTGACGGCGCTGCTCACCCCTGCCGAGGCTGCGGCCGACCTGAAAATGTCGGTGAAGATGCTGCGCAGTCACGTCCGCGCGGGATCGATCCGCTATATCGTCACGGGACTCGGGCCGAAGCGCCCGCGCATTGCCTTCGATCCTACGGACCTTGAGGACTTCAAGAACGAGCGCAAACGCCGGAGCGCCCCATGTCAGTCTACCGGCCGAAAGGCCACCCGTTCTACCACTTCGACTTCCAAATCGGAGGTCATCGGTTTTCTGGCACGACGCGAAAAGGCGATCGCCGAGAGGCAGAGCAAGTCGAGAGGATAGAGCGGGAGAAAGCTGCGCGTATCGTCAAGGCGCGGCAGGCGGCAAAGGATGGGCCGCTGACGATCGACTTGGCGGCCGATCGCTACTGGACCGAGGCGGGCCAACACAAGGCGAATGCAAAGGATCTGGAACGGGACCTGGCAAGGATCGTGGAATACTTCGGACCGCAACGGCTGCTGGCGGACATCGGGGATGACGATGTTGCGAAGCTCGTTGCCTGGCGCCGCGGGCATCGGGTCGTCCGGCATCGTAAGCGCAAGGCGAAGGTGCAAGACCCGCTCATCACCCCATCCCAGGTCAATCGATCAACCACCGAGGTCCTGCAGCGCATATTCACCCGCGCTCGTGACGTATGGCGGGTCCCGCTGTCGAATGCACCGATTTGGCGCAACCACATGCTACCCGAACCCGAGGAGCGTGTTCGCGAGCTGCGCGGGGATGAGGACGCAGCGTTGGCCGCGAGCATGGACCCAGATTACGATGAACTGCGGCGCTTCTCGCTTGCGTCCGGCCTACGCATGAACGAAAGCCTGCTGCGCTGGTCCCAAGTGGACTTCGCGAGCGCTACCATCATCCGCGCCGGCAAGGGCGGCCGGCCGGTCCGCCTCCCGATCACCCCGGTTATGCGACACATACTGATCGGGCGGAAAGGCCACCATCCCGAGTTCGTGTTCACCTATGTCGCCAAGCGGGCGGCCAAGGGTAAGCGCATTCGCAAAGCCCGCTACCCAATCACGAGATCAGGACTGAAAACGCACTGGCGGCGCTCTAAAGCGAAGGCAGGAATCCTTGACTACCGATGGCACGACAACCGCCACGACTTTGCGACGAAGCTCCTCCGCGCGACCGGCAATCTCAAGCTGGTGCAGCGCGCCTTGAACCATCGAAAGATTGAGACCACCACCAAGTATGCGCATGTGCTGGACGATGAATTGAGGGCTGGAATGGTCCGCGCCGAGGAAGGCAAGGAATCCCGGACGGCGCCCCGGACGAACAAGGGCAAGGTGGCTTAG